GTGCCCCTTGGGCCTCCCCCCCCTCGGGGGTACCGGGGGGGTGCCGATGTCATCAAGATCGCTCACGATGCCCTCTCGTTCGCGGATTTTCGCGCATGGCAGTCATGGCACAACGATTGGAGGTTCGTCCAATCGTCAGTGCCACCCTTATGCAGCGGCACTATGTGATCGGTCTCTAGATTGGCAATAGCACCGCACGCTGCACACTGCGGATGGACCGCCTTGTGATGCTTGGCCGTGCGGGACCATGTACCCCCACGACTGCGGATGCTGTTGATCAGGCTTGCGGCTTTGCCGAGGTTGCCCTGGTAGACCCATCTGCGAGGCATCGCTCCACCTCCTCCATGAATGCGGTATCCCTCGCCGGATTCCATGCGAGGATCCATTTCCCACGATCCTGCCGACAAACGACCACCGGGAGCTTCGCGGTCGCTTCTGCGTCCCTGACCGCCTGACGGTGCCAATTCTCCAAACTGGCGTTCCGCTTGGCGACATGGGCAACGATGACCTTCCAGTCGATGACCTCGTGGAGTTCATGCAGGAAGCACGCGAACAGGTCGCCGGTGATGACCAGCCGATGTTTCCGGATGCTGTTCTCAAGGTAGGTCAGGCCCGAGGCGTAATGTTTCACCTCCCAGTGAATGCCGCACTTGCCCTGGACGGGTTCGATGTCCGCCGTACCGGCCTTGCCGCAGTGCTGCGCCGTCCTGCGGAACTCCATGCCCAACGCCTTGCCGATGGCCCTGGCGGCCTCCAGTTCAGCCCGTGCGCCCTTGGAGCGGGAATTGATCATCGGCGGTCCTCCACGACCGGATGCTGTCCGTCCGTGACGATCACGCCGCCGCCACGTTCGCGCCGCCGGTGGTAGTAGTCGGTGTCGAACCCGCCACCGAGCCGGGCAAGCAGACGCTGAAGGTCGCGCAGCTCCTCAAGGATGGCGTGCCAACGGTCCCGCAGCCGAGTCAGGTCAGTGTCGGCGGGGTGGCACTTCAGTGCCGCCTCAACCTCGGCGCGGTTCGCCAAAACGGTGCGGATTTCGGCTTCAACTCGCGCAATAGTGCCGCCAGTGCCGCTAGTGCCGCCATTTTCGGAAACTCTTTCAGATCCCATAGGGTATATCTCTCTCTAGTTTCTAAAAAAGGTGGCACTAGTGGCACTAATGAACGTAAGTGCTTGATTTCCAAGGGTCCAATCAGTGCCACCCGTGTTGTGTCCAGTGCCGCTCAACCGGCACTCCATGCCTCGGGAACGCGCAACCCGACCACCTCGCGCTTCCCGTTGGCACGCCGGTACCGGATCACCTCCCGACCCACGAGGTCGTTGCGGAGGTTCTGCCACGACTTCGGCTTCCGGCCTCGGTCCTCGCAGTAGCGGCGGTAGTCGCCCCAAATCGTGGTCGGGGAGCAGGTCCAGTTCCAATCCTGCTCGGTGTTCTCGCTCAACCACTCCCCGACCGTGTCCACCTCGTCCAAGTAGTCGGAGGTCGATCCCCGGACGGCATCCGGCATGGTCGCCATCAGGTCGCCGCCGTACAGGTCATTCAGCGCGACTAGCCCCGCCTGGCACCACCCGAGGATGTTGGCCGCATCGGCCCGGAGCTGCGCGGCGAGGTCCAGTTCGCGCCGCTTGGGGACGGCGTTGAACCCAACCACCGCCAGGCGGCGGGTGATGCTGCTATCAACCTTCGACAGGTGCGGCGGGTCGTTTGCCACCACGAGGATGGAATGGGACGGGTTGAAACAGAACGGCCTCCCGTAGGGGTGCCGGGCGTGGATGGTGTCCCCGCCGGTGAGGCTCTTCATCTGCGGGGCGTTCCAGTACTCGCCCTCGGGTGTCTCGTTGACGATCCCGAGCCGCTTGCCCTTCAGCGTGGCCTTCCAGTACGGCCCGTCCGCCCCTCCGCGCCCGACGATGATGTCGGACGGGATGGTGCATCCATAGTCGCCGAGGGCGTACATCAGTGCCTCGGCGAACTTGCTCTTGCCGGTGCCGCCCTTGCCGTAGCAGAACAGGAGGCAAGCCTGGTCGGCGCGACCGGCTAGGACCGACCCGGCCCAAAGCTGCAGCCATAGCCGGGTCGGCTCGTCCGGGACGGCCTCGGCGATGAACGTGTCCCATCGGCCCGTGCCGGTGTAGGACGGAACCGCCGCCGTGGACATGGTGATCGGCCACGGGACGGTCACATCCATGCCCGAGTGCGTGGTGAGGTCAATGGGGCCGAGCGGCGTGCCGAGGACGTTAGGCAGGGCATCGAACTCGGCGATTGATCGCCGGATGGTGTCATCCGACTTAGCCCAGGTCAACGCCTCCCGCACGAACCGCCCCGGCAGACGGTCAGGCTCGTCCGCCAGGGCGATGTCGGTCGCGATGCGCTCGGCCATGCCGCCGTCCGGCTTCCAAACGAACTGAAGCGGGTCGTGCATCCACCAGGCGGCAGCCTCCTCCACCCACGCGATCCTGCTCTCGCGGAGGCCGCCAACGACCTTGCCGAACTTCTCGCGGATGCTCATTTCTCGCCATCCACGCGACGCATCGGTCGCAGCTGTGATAGCAACTCGTGCAACTCCGCGTTGCATCGGTCACATTCCTCCGGCTTGTGATTCATATGTGGAGGCATGACGATGAGGTCCGCTTCGACCCATCGATTGTCGCGCCAAACCATGATCTTCTTGTCGCTCACTTGTCGTCCTCCTGCGGGAAGCAGTTCCAACCGTGGTTCTTCGCAATATCAAACGCATCAGGTTGCACATCGCGGGATACCCGCCCGCAATACATCCGCCTCGCCTCGTCGCGCTCGGCTGCAAGGTTGGCGAGAGTGTCCTTGATCGTCTTGAAATCCTCACGGATCCTGACGATCTTGACATCCGTGCAGCAAGATGCACCGCTACCTCGTCCGATGAGTCGCTTCTGTAGCCGCAGCAATGCGTGGAGTGCGTCGTTGTCGCTCACTTGCCATCCTCCTTGATCGTTGCGCCGCGCCCGGTGCAATTCCGGTCGAACCGGGCGCGGCGCGTGATGTCCCGACCAACGCGGTCAGAACGGGATGTCCTCACCGGTGCCGTGCGGGGCAGCGGCTTCGGCAAAATCCTTGATGGTGTGTTCCGGCCCGTACTTGCCGTCCTTCAGGGCGCAGCGGAACTCGTACGTCTTGCCCTCCACGATCATCGCCACGCCGGGGAGGTCTCCCCAACCGGTCAACTTCGGGCCGTCCTCCAATTGGATCTTGTAGACGAACCCGCCCTTCGGCAGGGCGTTCTCGTAGACCTTGGCGACCGTGCCGACGATGGTGACGAGGTCGCCGCTCGGCTTGCGCCCGCTCGGCTTCAGCAGTTCCGGATCGGAAAGCACTTCGCTAACCGTCACGCGCTTCTTCTGTCCGGTGATCGCGCTCTCCACGCCCTGGCGGCGGCGCACCGCCTCCACGCGCTCGGCCAGTTCCGCGTCCGGAATCTCCCGCTTCGCCACCGGCTCGGCGGCGGTGTTGCCGTCATCGTCATCGTCACCGACCACACCGGCCATCGCGGACAGCTGCGCCCGGCGGACGTAAGTCGCCATCGCCATCGCGTGCTGCGGGTTCGGCGGCAGCGGCACCTTCGCGAGGTCCGCCATCAACTCGCCGGACTCGTGGACGAGGGTTGTCTCCACCTCAAGCATCCCGTCCGATGCGTTAAATCCCTGCAAGACGGCGATGCCGTGCTTAGCGTAGATCGGTCGGACGGTGTCAAGCAGGGAGCCGAGACTCGCGTACTTAGACGGCTCACCGCCCTGACGGAACGCGTTGTTGACTCGGTCGAACTTGGGGTGGCGCATCTCCTTGGCAACGGCCACCAGTGCCTTCGCGAACTCGGAAGTGATCATGCTCTCTCCTCGTAACGGGGTGAAACGGACAATGCCGCGTCCAGGATCCGCTCCAACTGGGCGCGGATCGTGCGGCCTTCGGCAATCGCGACCCTCGCGATGGCCTGGTAGTGACGGTCGGACACGCGAACCGTCTGCGCCCCCTCGGCGTGGACGTAGCGTTTCCGGTTCCTGACTTCGCCTTCCATGCGAATCCTCCTAGGGTGTCGGGAAGTGACACCGAGGGAAGATATCGACACCCCCCGCTGTTGTCCATCAGGAAATCAGATGAGTTTCCCGAGTACCCGCCGCAGCCATCCCGGCGTGGCCTTGTTCATCGCCTCTTGCCGCTTCTTGCAGCCGCCGCAAGGCTTTACACCGGCTGCGGTCGTGGCCTTGGCGACCGCATCCCCGAGTCCAGGCAGTTTCGTACCGGGCGGCGGCGGCGAATAGCCGTTGCTGCGGTTTGGGACGCTCTCCATCGCCTTATGGAAGTCGGCGACGTCCACCAGCTTCATCTTGCCGTCCGCGCCCTTCCACCAAAACTGCTGTACCTCGTTCTCTTTGCCCATTAGTAGATCTCAAAGTTGTAGTAGGTGATTCCGTGCTTCTCGAGGATCTCGTCCCACGATTCCCGTGGGGCGCACTTCGGCATCTTGGCGCACATCTCTGCCTGGGTGCCGAGTCCGCAACCGTACTTCACGAAATCGCCGCACGGACCGAGGCCGACCACCTCGTAGTCGCCCTTCGCCATGCTGCACGTTGCATCAGCCGGGTTGCGCTTGCGTCGGAAAATGATTGTTTGGTTGTACTGCGCCACGCAGCAGTGGTCTTGACAGTGGATTCCAATATTCAGCTGCTCCGACCCAGAGCATTCCGCTCCAGATGGAGTCGTGTTCGGATCACCGACAAGTTCCTGGCACCTGGAGTTGATCTCTTCCTGATTATTTGGATCGACATAGTCATACTCAAGGTCGCCGATTATGTCAGACGCGAATTTGGATGTCGATCCAAAGAACGTCACGCTCACATATGAATACTGCTCGGAGTCGCATGGGCATTGGTCGCCGCACGCAAGGATGCCACCGAACTGATTTGAAGAGGCGCACGGTACGGCCCAATTGATCCGCGCATACGTCGTTTGCCGATAGAAGTTTCCCGTCTCATCGCACGAGAAGTTGGGCGTGTCCCGGAGTTGCCATGTCGGGAAAATGCCTTTGCAAGTGCACATACATCCGCCGAACTCGAATCCTCCGCATGGAGGAGGCGAGAACTCGCAATCGTGCGGCCATCCGAACATCGGCGAATCAGTGCTGGGCCACGGGAGATCATGAAATCCTGGAACGGTTCCGCACTTTGCTAGCCGGTCTACATCAAGGTTAAAGGCAACGCCGTAAAGAGGCTCAAATTCGACAAAATCGAACCCTGCCGGGATCCTCACTAATTCAAAGGCACAGGTAGTGCTCCCTACCCAATCGCATTGAGGAATGGTCGGCAGCGAGCATCCGCTATTCCCGGTGGAGTTCCAAGTCAGATACCAATAGTCGGGATGGGCATATCGGCATCCATCGCTGTTGCCGACCGGGTTGACCGTCTCGCAGACGAGGTACGGCAAATGGACACCGGGCGGATGACCGCAGGTTTCGGTCGGACACGGGCAGACGCGGCCATTTGCGCCAGGCATCGTCCCGAGCGGATCGCACGGAACACATCCACCGCAGTTTGACTCGCCCCAGCTGCCGCACGAGGAGTTGTCGCAAAAGATCTCAAGCGCGTCAAGGTTCCTGCAATCTGCCATGTACATCGTGATGCCGATGTTCACGCTAAACGGCTGCAAGCCAACGTCGTAGCAGTCCTGGCGAACGTCAAAGCAGTTCGCCACGCTGCAGTTGTTCTCGCAACAGCAGTCTCTCTGCGTCACTTGCCGCTCTTGCGCTTGCAGTAGATGAAACCGGCGACCATGCCGATCATGCCGAGCATGACGGCAAACCAAAGGGAGCCAAGGAACGATTCAACGCTTGCGAGCATGGGGGACCTTTCGGTGCTTGTTGCGGGAGAAGGTGTAGCCGTAGGTGCATCCGGCAAAGAACGTGATGCCCATCAGGGCTGCGAACCACACGGTGAGTTGCCAAGTCTGCATCTAGAACCTCGTCTTAATGGCGTAGGCGATGCCCACGGCAGCTGCCGCCAGGGCGATGTAGGAACCATACCGGAGGCTTGCCACGAACGGGTTCTCGTCATCGCTGACGTAGCCGATGTGTTCGTGGACGGATGCCGCCGCCGTCTCCACCGTGTCGATATGGCGTTGCGCCTCGGCCAGGTGCGACCGCGCCGACACCGCCGCCGCCCGGACATCGTTGGCCGACGAGGCGATCTGCGCGGTGTGGGACGCGCAGCCGGTGAGCAGGAGCACGGCGGCGATCCGCTTCAATCGAAGAACCTCCGGTACGGCACGGTCGGCAGAGGGTCGACCAGGGGAAGCTCGGCGAGCTGCGCCTGGGACAGCGGCTCGGCCACGCGGAGGTTCGCGTGGTAGCGGTTGTCGCCGGGGCGCAGGATCACGCCTTCCTCGTCAACGACCGCCGGGATCGGCCCGATGCGGTCGAGCGTGACCCCTGCCACCGGCTGCACGGTGACCTCGCCGTCCTCGTCGGTGCGTTCCTCGGCAAGTCCTGCGGCGATGAGGGCATCGTCGAGGTCGGATTCGGTGGTTGAGCGGAGTAGGTAGTCCATGTCAGGTGGTGAGGGCTTGGAGTTGGGCGTTGGGGAGGGCAGTGGGCCAATACTTGAACGATTGCACCCACATAGATCGAAGATCAGGTGCATTGACATCATTACTCGTATTCAAGCCCCATTCCGCTGCTGTCGCAAGTGTGAACGCCGCTGCGGTTGTAATCTGCGGTGCGCCACCAGAAATGACGTACACCATAGATGATGTACCCGTATTCAATGATGTTGCGAACTTGACTACTCCACCGTTTCCGCTGTTGTAGAGATAATTTGCAGTAGTCAATATTGTCGCGCCACCACTATTGGATGCGCTGCCAAGCAGTCGCGTTCCGACGCTCGGACTCAAGTTGTGCCGAAGCCACAACCAGCATCGACCGCCGCCGGAAGTATTGAACGAACCGTATGGCAGGAAGGTGTTATCTGCTTTCTCTCGCACCTCAACCGTTGCCAAACAAGTGCCTTCTGTTTGACTAAAGTTCATTGAGGAGAGATTCGTGAGTGCCACCTGATCTCTATTCCTCGTCCCCTGACTCGCCCCGCTCGGGATGTACGAACTGCTGCCGGATCCGGCCTCCAGCATTGCGCCCCAAATCGACGTTCCGGCACCGGTCGCGACGCGGAACCCGACGCGCTGGTTCGCGTTGGTCGCGGTCGCCGTGTAGCGAACCCAGTTCGCGGTAATGGTCACGGCGGTCCACGTACTGCCGTTGTCAAGCGTGTATTCGACCGTGCCGCCGCCGGTGCGCTTTGCCCAGAACGAGAACGTCCTGTTCGCGCTGCTGCCGACTGCCGCCGTCTGAATCACCGTACCGGCTGTGCCAATCGCGATGATATTCACCGCTGCACCGGCTGTACCGTCCGGAGCCGTGTCGTTTCCCCGGCTGACGCTCGCGGAGTCGGCCCAGTACGGCTCGGCGGCGACAGCGGTCAGCCGGAACGTCTCGCTGTGGTAGACGAGATTCGTCGCGCTGCCCTCAATAAGGATTCCCCTGGGGTTTCCGCTCGTGTCGTAGTCGAATCGCGGATTCCCCGCGGTCGCCGTCGCCACGAGGCCGTTCGCGTTGAGGTAGGTGCCGCTGGTCGAGCGCGAGAACGTCAGCCCCCTGCTCGTCAGGTCGGCGAGCGTGCTCATCTGCGTGAAGTTGAGGTTGAGCGTGGAACCGTCACCGGACAGCATTGCCCGGCGCAGCATTGAGGTGATCACGGGATGGCCTCCGCGGTGGTCCGCATGAAGATGGTCGCGATGTGGAGATTCTCCGAGCCGGAGGTCGGATCGGCGTAGATGACGATGGAACCCCAACTGGCGGTCGGCAGCGTGGCCGTCTGCGCGGCGGTCCAAATGACCTCGGCGGTTCCTCCCGCGTGGTTCACCACCGTTCCGGCACCGGTGACGGACACCGTGCCGACCGTGATCTTTGCGACCGGGCTGTAGCCGGTCCAGTTGAAGTTGTTGCCTCCGACAACGTGCGCGTGGATGTCGATTCCGAACCGCTCTCCAGGCACCACCGTCTGCGAGTCGATTGGCGTTCCTAACGTCAGGTTGATGGCCGCTGCAGGCATTACTCTCCACCTCCCTCAAATGCGGGTTCAAAGCACCTAGTGGGATTCGGTCGGTCGAAAAAGTACACAGAGTCGCCGTTCTTCTTGGTCGTGACGTACATAATGACGAGGGCCTCGAGGTCGGTGGTGCTCCAGACGTTTGACCCGACGTATGAGGACCCGACCGCGCCGATGCTCACTTGGGGGGCCGTCGGATTCATCCCGTCCACCGGATTCGATCCGTTGAAGAACTCCCGGAGGTTTATGGCCTCGGTGAAGTTGTCCGCGGTGTCGTTGACGAACTCCGCGCCGACGAGCGTGATCACCGCCGGTTTTCCGGTGTAGGTCCAACGGTACGAACCGGCACCGAGGCTGGTCGCCGTGTCGAGCTTCGCGAGGAAATGCCTTAAGCTCTGCCGTTGCTCGAGCAGAAGCTGCTGCGCTGCAACGAGTCCGGCGTGGTATTGGTTCACCGTATCAACGGTGTCCATGATGCCGTTCATCACGACCCTGTTCGCCTTGCCGAACAGACCCGCGTTCTCGTTGAAGATGGGCCGTTGATTACTCACGATGCCGGGAACTGCGTGTAGTCGTGCTGCTGTCCGGATAGGTCCCGCGCCGGTGTCAGACAGGTGTTTGCCTCGGGAAGCGCGGTCAGGAGTGCCGAGTAGACATCGGGCGGGAACATCAATTTGAGATCCTCCTGGTCCGGGAACGGCTGATACCAGCCGATTTTCGATGCCTGGAGGAACGGAACGCCGATGAAGTTCGACGCTGCGGCTGCGAGGAAGTTCGCGCCGTTGGTAGCCGGTGCGCTCCGTTGCTCGTAGTGGCCGAGCCAATCGAACAGGAACCGATACTGCATCAGGTAGCCCTGGTCGTTGATCGGTGACGCGCTGATGCCGGTGCAAAGTACGAAACCGGGGTCGTATCCGAGGAACTCCTCGGTGTTCCGGGTTCCGAGCCAGTTCGCGAACAGCGGCGACGGCTCGGCTTGGATCTCGTCATCCGGGCCAAGGGTCCAAGTGCGGTCGTACCGGAACTCGCAGATGATCGACATCTGCGGGACCTGACGGATCGACGGCTGCCCGTGAATATCAACCTTCGTTCCGCCGATGTCCGCGGTCGGCGGCCAGACGTAGGTTCCGAAATCGGGGATATCGACGTTTCGCCGCCATGCTTGCATCTGACGCAGCTGTCCGACCCGCGTGATGCGGGTCCAAGGCTCGGGGAGATCCTGGTAGGCGAACTCCATCCGGGTCGCCCAGTTGGCGGTGACCGTCCACGAGTACATGGCCTCTGGGTTCACTCGCCAATCGACCGACTCGCAAACGAGGAACGAGAGGTTGGCATCGCATCCCGCGTACCTCTCCTGAACCTTCGGGACGCGCGTGCCGGTGATGGCAGTGTTTGACGCCGAGGCAAGGATGCTGCCGTCGCCCGGATATGCATCCACCGAGCTGGACGGGATCCATGTCACGTGGAACACCTCGGTCAGGGTGAAATCCTCTCCGGGCTTGCCGATGCGGTACGACTGCGAGTTACGGTGCTTGATGATCTTGATGCTGCCCATCAGTCGCCGCCGATCTTGTTTGCGATATCCTCAACCCATCCGACCACGGGGGTCAGCACCTCGGCGATCATGTCGGTCGCACCGGTGCGTTCGAATGCGGTCGCCGTGCCGAGGCTTGCTGCATCCATCGCGCTGCCGCCGAGTGCCTTGATGATTCCGTCGATGAATCCGGTCCCGAGTTCCCCCGCCGTGGTCTTGAGGGATTCGATGACGATCATGCCCTGCCCGAGTGCTTCCGCATCCGCAACGACCTTGGTGGCCTGTTCGGTCGCGCTTGCCGCCTTCATCTGCTCGATTCCCGCCTGGTACGGCCCGAGTGCCTGGCCGATCTTCTGATTCGCCTGGAACTCGGCAATCGACCGCTGCGCCGCCGCGCTCATCGCCTCCGGGCTGAACTGCACCGCGAGCTTCCCGAGTTCCTCGGAACGGTTGCTGATCGCCGTCCACAACTGCTGCAACGCACCGAACACCTGTTGCGCGGCGGTCATCCCGGCCATCAGGGAGGTGTTCCGGCTGATGCTGTTCAGCTTCTGCATGGCACCGTCCACGCCCCGGATCAGTCCGGAGGTGTCCGCCGTCACGCTTACCACTGCCTTCAGGTCGTTAGCCACGGTGCAACCTTGTGTGGGGGTTTACCCGTCATCGCGCACGCAATCACCAACAGCAGCGACTCAATCCGTTCCTCGGTCGTTTGCTGCACGGCTGCGAGGCCGAGCGGCATATCCATCCGTGCCTCCGCAGTCAGCCTCCAGAGGCGGCGTTCTGCGGATGAGTAGGGCGGTCCTTCAGCACCTCCGACAGGATCGCATTCCCGATGCTCGCGTCGATGTCGGCAGCGGCCACGCCCTCGGGCAGGATCGGCGTGCCGTCCAGGCACCGGACGCACGCGATCCACCAATACGGGTTCCCGCCCGACTGCGCCATGTCGCGCATGACCGCCCGGCGGACCTCCACCGGCCCGAGGCCAGGGATCTCCACCGCACGCCAACCATCGCCGAGGATCTCGGGTCCGAACGGCATCAGACGCTCTCCGCGAACTGGAAGGCGACCGTGGCCGCGCCCTGGTTGTCGTAGGACCGGGACGCGCTGACGCACATCACCTTGGCGATGCTCGTCGTGGCACCGTTGCCGTCCGCCCACGACAGGGCGACCTGCGTTGCGGGAAGGACGTTCATCACCGCGGTGATGAGGCTCTCGGTCGCCGAGGTCACGAGCGCGGTGCAGGACACGCGACGGGTGATCCGGCCCGACATCGCCAGCGTGTAGTTGTCGGTGGTCGCCGTGACATCCATCTCCGCGCGGGAGAGGTCGATGGTGACGTTCTGCACGGGCAGGGCCGAGCCGTTCACGGTGAGGGTTCCGCCGTAGCCGGCTGTGTAGGTCGTGGGCATGGGTTAGTTCTCGTCCTGGGTGAAGATGGTCGCGTTCACGATGACGATGCGCTCGGCATCGCCGGTGCCGTCATCCGGGGTCGCGTCGGCGACCCGGAAGGTGATCGATGTCGCCCCGAACGTCACGCCGTCGTTCGTGGACTTCGTGCCGATGGAGTCCTTGATCTCGTCCGCCAGCGCGAGCGCGTCCACGACCGTCTCGGCCATGCAGCTGAACGCGATCTGGATCTCGGCGCAGTTGGTGAACGAGCCGGTGACGCGCAGCCACTCCACCGACTGCACCTCGTAGGTGATGAACGGCAGCGGGTCGCCCTGCCGCCTCCACCGGGGCGCGATCTCGGTCGCGATATCGGTGTCAAGGTGGTCGTAGATGGCGGCGATCATCGCGCTAGCGGTTGCCACGGCGACCTCCCTTCAGTGCCTGGGCTGCCGCTGCGAGAGTCTCGTCGCGGACGGCTCGGAGGGTGCGGTCCATCATCCGGCGCACCGTCCTCTTGGAGATCCACGCACCGGCCTTCACGACCACGTTCGCGGCGATGGATCGCAGCGACTGCCGCCGGGTTGCCCTGGCGGTGCGCTCGGCAACGAACGCCGGGAACTGCTCCCGCAGCCCGGCATACATCGCTTGCATGGCGGCCTTGCGCTTGGCCTTGGGCAGCTTCTGCTTGAAGATCTCCGTCCGGGCGGCGGCCACCGCCTTGCGGTAGCCGGTGCGCTCCTCGGCGACTGCGCCGCTGAAATTGCTGTACGCGCCCGACCCCTTGGGGTACCGGGCAAACCCGGCCTCAAGCAAGTGCCATACCTTCTGCCGCCCCTTCGCCAAGGCCCCGCCTTTGCCTCCGTAGCGCACGCCGACCCGACCGACGATTGGGGCCGTCATGCCGCTGCCGCGCCTCCTGGCGTCCGTCTGCGTGGCCGCGGCGATGGCGTAGCGGTGCATGGGGCGACCGCGATACCGAGCACGCTTCCACTCGGCCTGGAGTTCCTGCTCCATCGGCTTCAGGCCGCGCCGCATCCCCTTCCGGAGGACCGACTGCTGCACGTTGGGAGCGAGGCGGCGCAGTGCCGCCTTCAGGTCATCCGCCTGGAGGGTGCTGACCACGTTGACCCGGGTGGAGGTCACTCGGTGACCTCCGTCGCCTCAACCTCGTAGCGTCTCTGACGCTGATCACGGTCCCAGATGGCACGGATGTTGAACGTCCGCAGGGTCGCGCCGTCCTGCCAAAGGATCCGGGAATTGACCGTCATGCCAGGCAGATAGCCGAGCAGGAACCGGAAATCCGACCTGGTGGCAACACCGCCGTCATCGATGACCTCGGCGGTACGCGACTGCTCGGCATGGCCCCAGACGTTGCCCAACGTCACCCACGCCACCGATGCCTGGCCGAGGGAATCGATTGTCCGCACCGGGTTTTGGATGGTGAAGAACAGCCGGAGCATTCCGCTTGGAACGTGGGTCGGCATTACGCGATGCCCTTCCCCATCATCGTGGAGATGCGATCCCAGTAGTCGGACGAGAGCGCGACCGTGTCATCGCCGCGACTCGCAACGTGCTGCGTTACGCGCTGCAGCAGTGCCATTTCGAGCAGCGGGTTCAGCGTGTTGGAGCCGACCGAGAGGGTGATCGTGATCGGGTAGGTGATGCCTTCCTCGGGCATCTTGAAGTACTGGAGGCCGTTGATGGTGACGAGCGTGAGGCTCGTGACCACCATGTCCACGGTGTAGGTCGCCGCCGTCACCGGCTGCCGTGCAGCCAGGACGAGCAGCTCCTCATTGTCCGGTTCCGCCGCGACGTATTGCGTCCGCGTGATCGGATCCACGCACCAACCGGTGCGCTCCTCCAGTTCGCGCTTCGCGGCCTCCCACGCGATGAGGATCGCCGGATCGTCCTGCGTGGACGGGATACGCGCCCATGCCCTGAACTTGGAGATGTCGATGGGCAAATGCGCCTCCACCCCAGGCCCGGCAGGGCGAACCCTGCCGGGCCGTGGGTGCGAAAGGAGGAGAGGATCAGGTGAGCGTGATCTTCAGCGCGGCGACCGCCTTCGGGCGCACAACCGCGCTGTTGACGAACACCATCGCCTGGAACTTCACGAGGCCGGGGGTGGTCACTTCATCGCGATAGAGGCTGATGCCGCCCCACTCGCGGATCGCGAACGCCTCGCGGACGTTGGCGAACACGAGCGGCACCTGGTTGGTGACGGCGGCGGTGGCACGGCCCGGCGCGTAGGGGGCGATGTAGACGGGACGGCCCATCAGCATCATCGGCGCGGCATTGGTGATTCCCGCATCATTGCTCGGGACGAACAGCGGAACCGCGTTGGTCGCCGTGGTCAGCTGCGCGATGCGGTAGTAGGCGTCCTGCGACATGACCCACGCCGACTCGTTCCAGTACTCGGCGGGGAGGGTCTTGTAGCGGAGTTCCGTCAGGTTCGCGAGGGTGATCGCCGCATCCCAACCGCTGCCGCTGCCGTGCGCCGCGGAGGCCGGGGCGACCGACTTGTAGTTGGTGTCCCACATCATGAAGCCGGTCGGCTGCGGGGCCGAGGTGCTCGGGCCGGTGCCGACCGTGTAGGCCGACTCAAGGCC